GGGTGCCGAAGGGCACTTCTTCGGATAGAAAACATGATAGAAGAGGGAAAAGATGAGTGATGAATTTCAAGATCAGCTTCCTGATGACCTACAGGGCCACAGGGCACTAGAAGATTTCTCGAGTGTCGGAGATCTGGCTAAATCCTTTATAGATACCCAGTCTAAGATTGGGGGAATGGTTAGCCTTCCCCAGAACGAAGCCGATCTTGGTGAGTTCTATAATCGGATGGGTAGGCCAGAGACTCATGATGGGTATCAACTTCCCATAGATGAGTCTGGTCAAAGCTACTTTGATGACGATTCTGTTGATGATTTTAAGAGAGCGGCTCATAGCCTGGGTCTAACTGACTCTCAGGCTGCCGGTGTTTTCAACTATCTCTCTGGGGATTTGGCAGAACGAGATGTTGGTGCAGCCAATGGTTTGGCTGATGAGATAGATAATACCGAGGCTGTTCTAAAAACAGAGTGGGGCATTCACTTCGATACTAAGGTTGGTAATATCCAGAATGCCCTTCATAACTTCTTTGGTGAAGAGGAGAGGGAGGTGATGGAGCAAATTGTCGCCTCTAATCCTGGCTTTGCTAAGTCTATGGCAGCTATTGGTGCCTCTATCTCGGAAGGAAACGGTGTGCAAGGTGGTCCTCCTGCTCCACTTACTCGTAGTGAGATTCGTAATGAAATCGATAGACATCTTCAGGATGCAGAGGGTGCCTATAGAAACAGGAATCACCGAGATCATAAGAAAACGGTGGAGTTAGTATCGGGTCTCTACAAGCAACTCCACGATGAGTAAGGCTCCTAAAAAGCCGAAGAAGTCTGTACCGACACTTTCCAAGGGATACTCTATCTTAGAGCCGGAATCCCTTGGTGGGTATACGGATAGGCACTTTACTTCTTATATCTGGCTGCTTTCCAAGAAGTCTTCTTGTAAGCCTGTTGAGATAAGGAGTTACACTAAGTGCTCTGTTCAGGTTTCGGGTACGATAGAGGGCGATATAACTATTACCGGATCTAACGATGGGAAGGAATTTTATCCTTTAACCAAGGATGGAGTTGTTCCTCTTACTGATTTAAGTCCTGGACTGTATGCTATCTGTGAGAATGTTAGGTATCTGAAGCCTGAGACTTCTGAAAATTCTAAGTGTTCAATAGTTTTATTTGGCACTGTGTAGAGTTTATTTCTCTTGACAGTATTATTTCTATTTTAGACACTGGTAGTGTCGGGTTGCTCCTTATGGGGTCCGATCCTTGCTGGTTGGTAATCAGCCGTGTGAATCCGCGTTAAGGGTTAAGGCAGGGTCCAGAATCCTCTGGGTTGCTCTCCGTTAACATTAACCTGAAACGGAAAGGAATCCGGTATGAGTACCGAAATTCCCGTTAGTTTTGCACAACAGTACAAGGATAGCTTCCTCCTGCTGTCACAGCAGCGCGGATCTAAACTTCGTGGTGCAGTGCGAACTGACCCGGACTTCCTGAAAGGGAAAGCTGGGTATTTTGATCGGATTGGGTCCACTGCTATGCAGCGGCGCACAAGCCGACACCAAGATACGCCGTTGATTTCAACCCCCCATTCCCGGCGTCGGATTACAATGGAGGATTGGATTTGGGCCGATCTTATTGACGATGCAGATCGCATTAAGATGGCAGCGAATCCAGAATCTTCCTATGTGATCAATGCCGTCTGGGCTTCGGGTCGCGAGATTGATTCGGCTGTATATGCTGCCATGGGCGGTAATGCCTATTCCATGGACGAAGACGATGCTGCTTCCACTGTTGCTCTGCCTGCTGGGCAGAAAGTTGCTGTGAACAATCACAGCTTCGACAGCGGTAGTGGTGATGTTGGCCTTACTGTTGGTAAGCTCATTGCTGCCAAAAAGGTTCTTTGGGCCAACAACGTCGATGTGGATAACGAGGCTCTGTTCCTCCTCGCTAACGGTCATCAGCTTGGTAAGATGCTGGCCGAGACGGAGGTTCAGTCGCGGGACTACAACGACGTGTACGCCCTAGTCCAGGGTCAGGTAAATCAGTTCATGGGCTTCAATGTTATCCATTACGAAAGTGTTAGCACTGACTCTTCATCGGACGAGCTAGTTTATGCTTGGGCGATGAGCGGTGTTGGCTTGGCGATGGGTATGGAGCCCACTGTCCGCGTCTCTGAACGTGCGGACAAGAACTACTCAACTCAGGTGCATATCGAGCAATCGATGGGTGCCACTCGTATTGAAGACGAGAAGGTAGTTGAGATCGCCTGTGATCCGAGCTAGAAAGGAACTGTGCAATGGCTGTTACTACTGAATACTCAAGTCAGTATACTGAGTCCTACGTCACGGTTCCCGCGAAGGTTCCTGAGACCCATGAGTGGATGGGCCGCTTTCGGATTGGCTTTTTCGAGTTTACGCAAGGTAGTTCCGCTGGTGATGCGACCTCCGAAGCGTACTTGATTCGGCTTCCCGCTGGTAAGGTTCGTCTTATTCTTCCGATGTCGCGGATTCACGTCTCGGCATTGGGTTCTTCGCGAACTTTCGACCTTGGCTGGCTTGCCTACACGGATGATGATAATTCGACAGTAGCCGCCGATCCTAACGGATTGGATGATGGTGTTGATGTTTCGTCTGCTGTAGCGTTTGCTCCGGCTGGAACCGTTGGTACGCATGAAACGAAACTGTTTGAATCGAAGGCGGGTGTTACCATTTCCGCTCAGATTAACGACGGTACGATTCCTGCTGCCGCGACGATAGGGGGCTACTTTGTCTACGTGATAGACTAGGCCCCTAGTGGTGTGTAAAAACTTAGGGGGGGTCTTTTTAGGCTCCCCCTTCGTTTTAATTTAGGCAAGATATGACCCAAATAAGTGAAGTGAGTATAGCTAACGGCGCTTTGACTTACCTGGGCGATAAAACTATTACGTCCCTATCGGATGATAGTAATCAGGCCAGGGCATGTAATGCTAGGTATGCCCACATTAGAGATGCTGTAACCAGGGCACATCCCTGGAATAGCGCCATTACCAGAGCGAATATCGCTAAGACAACGACGACTCCCGTATTTGAATATACTGGTCAGTTCGTCCTTCCGTCTGATCCGTATTGTTTGAGAATTTTAGAAGTTGAGGACTACGCCAATACTGAGTGGACTGTTGAGGGGAGGTATCTGTACGCAGATGCCTCCTCCTTAAACATTCGGTACATAAACCGAGTGACTGACCCAATGGATATGGACCCATTGATGGTTGAAGCTATAAGCTCTCGTTTAGCTCATGCGATATCGTTTCGCCTAACTTCGGATAGAAATCTTAGAGTCGAGTTATGGCAGACATATCAGGAGATATTGCGTGAGGCTCGATCAATAGATGGACAGGAGGGTGCGCCGCCGGTGATTAAGTCAGAGACATTCACTGACATAAGGTTGTAATGGCTCTATTTACCGATGTATATGCGGGGTTCCCTGCGGGTGAAGTCTCATCGAATATGTATGGTCGTGTAGACCTACCGACGTATAGACAGTCCCTTAAAATTTGTGAGAATGCCATTGTTCTACCGCAGGGAGCCGTGCGGAGAAGGGATGGAACTATCTTTGTGGCAGAGGTTAAGAACTCTGCACACAACACTCGCTTGATACCATTCGATGAGAGTACCACCGACGCATACGTGCTTGAGCTTGGCAATACGTATATGCGGTTCTACAAGAATAATGCTCGTATTGAGAGTGGTGGTTCTGCTGTAGAGATCAGTACCCCGTGGCTACATACCGATGTCTTTGACATTCAGTATGCCCAAGATCACAACACCATGTATCTTGTGGATGGCGGCTTTACCACAAGGAAACTCACCCGAACATCGGATACAAGCTGGACTCTTTCCGAAGTTGTCTTTGTTGATGGTCCTTATCTTGATGAGAATAGATCCGCTGTAACTATGACTCCGAGTGCTACGTCGGGGTCATCCATTACTATTACTGCTTCCTCCGCTACTTTTGCCACGACTGATACTACTGGGTCTGGTGGAAATGGAGCCTATGACAGACTCATAAGGATCAAGCACAGCACTACCTGGGGACATGCAAAGATTGTTGGCTACACCAGTACAACACAGGTAACTGCAACTGTTCTAACTGATTTTGGTGGAACTGGTGCCAGCAGTGATTGGAGGTTGGGAGCTTTCTCTACGACCACAGGTTTCCCGACTGTCATTGGTATGCACGAGCAGCGCCTCCTTCTTGCGGCTACTGCCGGTAATCCGCAGGATATGTGGGCTTCCCGTACAGGCTATCTTGAAGATTTTGAGCCGGGTACGGATGATGATGATGGCTTTGGCTTTACTATCTACGCCAAAGATAGGAATAAAATTAACTGGTTTGCTTCTTTTGGACAGGACTTATTTTCTGGAACAACTC